TAATGGCCGTCCGATGGACGAAAATGCCTTTGTATACCTGGATATTACCGGCCTCAAGCCTTATGTCCAGAAGGTTGAGGTAGTCAATGCTTCCGAGTTCCCGGGCGGCACTCCTGAAGCGTAAGGTGATGCATCATGAAAGCCAGGGTAATAAAGCCTTTCCGCGATAGATACACAAAGATTATCTATGCGAAAGGCCAGGAGATTGAAGTGACCGAAGAGCGGTATGAGGAACTTTCCTCTGCCGCTCTTGGTCCTTTTGTGGAGGCAATAAAAAAGAAAAATTTACAAAAGAAGCCTGCAAATAAGACAAAGAAGTAGGTGATTGCATGAACCTACCAGAAAAAATAAAGCTTGAATTGCTGGATGCAGTGAAAAATTATCTTGACATAACCTGGGAAGATCCTGCCGGAGATGAAAAACTCTCCGGCATACTCGCTCGGGGAATCAAATATATCAATTCGGTTGCCGGTGCTGAACTTGACTATATAGTTGAGGACAAGCCGCGGGAGCTGCTTTTTGATTATTGCAGATACGTGCGATCCAATGCCCTTGACGAATTTCAGAATAATTATCTGCATGAGCTTATTTCACTCCAAATCAGTCAGGAGGTGAAGGACTATGTTGCCGAAAACTCAGACGTTTAATGACGGCGTGGCAAATATCTATTCTGTCGGCAACATAGCGCCTCCGGGCGGTATGCCGAAAGAAGGATTGACGTTGAAGGTTAGCTCATTGAGATACAAAGAGCGCACGGTTGGTATGTCGCGATACTGGGCAGCAATGCAGGCTAATGTAAAGATTGACATGGTTATAAGGGTCCCGTATGTCCCGATTAAAGCAAAGGCTATATCCACCCAAGATATTGCTATACCCATTGATGGGGAGCAGTACCGGATTGTGCAAATACAAAAGCCAGAGGATATATACCCACCAGTAATGGATTTATCCCTGGAAAGGCTGGTGCAGAAATATGACATTGGAAGCTCTTGAAAATGCATTATTGGAGTTAGGGGTGCCAGTTTTCCATTATTTTGCGTTCGGCCAAACTGGGAATTACATCGTATGGGCTGAGGATAGTGAAGGCCAGTCTCTCCATGCTGATAATGTGAAAACTGGACAGGTGATCCAGGGAACAATTGATTATTTTACTAAAACTGAAAACGATCCACTTGTTAAACAAATACAAGACAAACTCAATGAGGTGGAAATATCTTGGCGGCTTAACGACATTTTCCGGGAAGATGATACTGGTTATATCCATTATGAATGGGTATTTGAGGTGATCTAAATGGCAACTATGACGGTGCAAGGCTTGGATGAATATATTAATAAATTATCTCAACTTGGCTCGAATATGACAAATGTAGCAAAAAGAGCAGTAAGAGCAGGGGCAAATCCTGTGGCAGATGAAGTAAGAAAAGGACTTGAGACAAATATTAAAGACCCTGCTTATGTTGGTAAAAAAGGCGTTGGGCTGTATGGGCATAAGATTAACTACGGAAAGTCAACAGGAGATTTATTGAATTCTCTTGGGATCACACCTCCCGGAGTAGACAAGAATGGAGTAGTTAATTGCAAAATCGGCTTTGAAGGTTATGACCGAAAAGGTGTACCCAATGCCCTGAAAGCAAGAGCAATGGAAAGCGGCACATCATTTCTTAAGAAAAGGCCTTTTGTTCGGCCAGCAGTAAACCGGGCCAAGCGGAGGGCTCTTGAAGAAATGGGCAAATCCATAGATGCGGATCTAAAAATTTATGCTTTGTAAAAGGAGTGATAACTGATGGCACAGATAGGAGTAAAATACCCGATGTATGCTCCTCTTATCGAAGACGAAACATCTAAAACTTTTGAATACGGAGAAGGAAAGATAGCAGGAAAAGCAATTAGAATCAACTGGAACTTAAATATTGCCGAAAGCAAGCTTTATGCTGATGATGATGTGGCAGAATCTGCAAAGGAGTTTATTGATGGAACTTTAGGCTTCAACCCAGATGATATACCTCAGGATGCAAGGGCTGATTGGCTGGATAACAAAATCGAAAAAGAAACTGTAGGGGCAGAAGAGGTCGATGTATTAACAAGTACAGATGAAGACAATCCAGGATATTTTGGCTTTGGCTTTATTGTGACAAAAATTAAGAATAACCAAAGGTTATACAGAGCTATCCTCTTGACTAAAGTGCAATTTAAAGAACCAAATGAGGAAACTGAAACTAAGGGGCAGCAAATAACCTGGCAGACACCAAACATTGAAGGAACGATAATGAGGAGAATAGACGGGGCTTGGAAGAAAGAAATTACTGTAAGCAGCTTAACTACTGCAAAGGCCTGGTTGGCACAAGTGCTTAACATCGGGGGTAGTGATACATGAGTGATATGAAAAGTATGGGAGTGCCGATAACTCTTGATGTTGAGAGACATCTCGTCTTTAACCTTAATGTGCTGGAAAAATGCGTCGATAAATTCAAGGACATGAATAAACTATTGAACTTAAATAATATTTCGGAAATTAAATGGCTTGCGGTGCAGATGCTTAATGAGGATGCAGAGATATGGAATGAAGAACATCCAGATAATCCAAAGCCGATTCTAAATGAAAAACAGTTAGGAAGATACGTTATAGGCGTCGGAGGATTAAATGAATTACAAAAAAAAGTACAAGAAGCATTATTACAAGGACTGCCCGCAGAAGCGGTAGAAGAGGTTGAGGAAAAAGCAAAAGAAATAGAAAAAAACTTGATAGCTGCGCAGAGGAAGATGACTGGGACGATACACCAGCCATAAACTTTGCGCAGCTTATATTTATCGGAAAAACCTTACTCGGTTATACCGAAAAAGAAGTTTGGAGGATGACATTAAGAAAACTCATGCTTCTATATAATGAGTATCTTGAGTTTTGGGGTTTAGAACCTCAGAATCCCGATGACATTATACCTGGAGAGGATGTGATTTAATGGCCAATGATATAGGTGCAAAAATAAGTTTACAAGGCGAACGTGAATTTAGACAGGCTGTATCTGAAATTAATGCTGGTTTAAAGGTAACATCCTCTCAGCTTGCCCTTGTAACAGCTAAATATAATGAAAATGCAACAAGTGTGAAGGCGCTTACCGAACGTAATAATGTGCTTGAAAAGACTCTTGAGGCACAAAGGCAAAAGGTTGAGGTTATAAGGCAAGCTCTACAGAAAGCAACCGAGAATTATGGTGAAGCAGATAAGAGGACGATTAACTGGCAAATTAGTTTAAACAAAGCCGAAGCTGAATTAATCAAGACTGAAAAAGAATTGAAGGATAATTCAGAGGCGCTTAAACAGGCAACTGAAGACATGAAAAAGTTTGGTCTTGCAGAAGATGAGACCAGAGAGCAAAGCAAACAACTCGGGGATGTTTTAAATAACTTAATAAATAATCTCGGAATTCATCTCCCGGCAGGTGCTGAAAAAGCCATACAAGCTTTAGACAACCAAAAAGCGGCTACAATGGCATTGATCGGTATTAGCGCGGCTTTAATCAGTAGTTTTAGCAAAACCACGATTGAAACAGCTAAATTTGCCGACGAAATATTAACATTGTCAAGTACCACCGGCTTGGCAACTGATACTTTACAGGAAATGCAATACGCTGCAGAGTTTATTGATGTTTCTCTTGAAACTATGACTGGCGCCATGACAAGAATGATACGAACCATGGGTGATGCAGACAGGGGTACAAAGACGGCCATGGATGCCTTTAGAAGATTAAGGGTGAGCATATATGATAATAATTTACAACTTAAAAATAGCGAGCAAATGTTTTATGAGGTAATAGATGCCCTTGGGAATATAGCAAATGAAACAGAACGTGACGCCATTGCTATGCAGATATTTGGGCGTAGTGCTAGGGAATTGAACCCCTTAATAGAAGCTGGCAGTGAACGCTTAAAAGAGCTAGGAGTAGAGGCGCGAAATCTGGGATATGTACTGGACCGTGGAACGTTGGAAGGGTTTGGACAGTTGGATGATGCCATGCAAAAGTTTAACAGGCAAACAGAAGCATTTAAGCGAAGCATAGCGGGAGTAATGTTGCCGCCATTAACAGCCTTATTTGAACTGCTGAATAAGATAGATCCTAAAATAATCGCAACGGTTGCAATAATAGGAAGTATAGCGGTAGTTGCAGTAACGGTTGTCAAGGCAGTGGGAAATATAGCAAGTGCATTTAAGGCATTAGATCCCGTGACATTAAAGACAACCGGAATAATAGTGGGTGTAACAGCCGCATTAATTGCATTGTCGGCTATAATAGCCGTTATCATAGGTAAAAGCGATGAATTAAACCAAACTATGCAAAATATAGGTAAAAGCGTTGGAAGCATGACAGATACTGTAAATAATGCTGGAAACAATATTAATTACGGCCGTTACAGTTACAATCCTCGATATACTACTACCACTCCTCAGTATAGATACGCAAGCGGTATAAATTATGTACCAACAGACAGAATTGCATTAATCCATCGCGGCGAAATGGTTGTGCCGGCTTATGCAAACCCATATAACCCAGAAGCCACCCATACTCTTGGCGGAGGAGATACATTCATCCTGAAGGTCAATGCCAAGGACATAGATGAAGTGCAGAAAATGATAAACACGTTTAAGCAGTTAAAACAGACCAGACGAGCGGGGATGGTGATGCTTTAATGGCACAACATACAATAAATTTACCGTGTAATGCTGACACATATGTCAGTGAAGCAAATCCTAATACAAATTATGGATCGTCAAATATACTGAGATTTGGAGAAGAATCCGGAAAACATTTATGTGCTTTATTAAAATTTAACTGGAGTAGCCTGCCGGCATACAAAAGAATAGTGGGCTTAACATTAAAATTATATTCAACGGTTGCTGTCACAGTTGGCAGTTGGCTATTCCTATCATATCAAATACTTAGTCAACCTTGGAATGAGCATGAAGTTGTTTATAATCATAGAAATTGGCCTACTGGTGGTTATATAGGTTGGCAAAATCAAAATATCCCGGCAAATGCATATTTTAACATAAACATTTCTTTATCAGTGGCCAATGAGAATATAAGGGATAATGGGCTATGTCTAAACTTAGGTGCAGATGGCGCAAAAGTTTGCAATGTGCATAGTAAGGAGAATTCAAACCCTCCTATCCTTACTGTTGTTTATGAAGATGTACCGCCTGAAAAGCCAATATTAATCAGTCCGATTGGACTTTATAAAGAAAATACGAATGTAATACGTTTTGAATGGCAGTATATGTCATCAGTTGGTGGTGAACAGAAAAAATATGATTTACAATGGAGTATTGATGGACAAACATGGACTACTGTAAGCCAAACGACACCAAATAATTACTATGAAATGCCCGCTAATACTCTCCCCGCCGGGAATATATACTGGCGTGTAAGGACTTACAATGTATATGACGAAGTTGGAGAATACAGTGATCCAGCTGTATTTTACAGTATGGGCGAACCTGAAATGCCAGGGATAGTATCGGTAAGCAACTCCGCTAGGCCTGAAATTAATTGGGTATCCAGGGAACAGCAAGTTTATCAAATACAAATATTAAAAGATGCAGATGTTGTTTATGATACTGGAAATATACCGAGCCTAACGGTTAGGACGCATAAAGTAAAAACATTTTTGGATGATGGAGAATACATTGCTAAGCTTCGCATAATGAATGAGTATAGTATGTGGAGTGAATGGATTGAATACCCATTTAATATATCTACATCAAAACCGCCAAAGCCCAAAATAACTGTCCAGCGATCTAAATATGGGCTCGAAATCAATTCGTCAAGTCCGGGTTATTTGTATCGTGATGGCATTTGTATTGCAAAGATTGAAAAGCAATATTTTGACAATACAGTAGTAAACGGCCAAGAGTATCAATATTTTATACGTGTTGTTAATGGCGAGGCGTTTAGTGACAGCGATATAGCGCTTGGGAAGCCTAATATACCTTTTGCAGTATTATCTCAGGGTAATAACATAGTTGAATTAAGATATGGACTTAATACAGTGCCAGGTAAAAATTTATCTCGCACACCAGTTGGTACAGAAGTGTATTATGACGACAGAAAGTACCCGGTATATAACATGTCAGAGCATACGCAGTCTAGTATAACACTAAGCTACTTTATCAAAAAAACTGAGGATCTGTTAAAAATTATAAAGATTGTTGATAAAAAAGAAACCGTACTATACAGGGATAAAAAAGGTAAAAAGATATATGGTATTATTATAAGTATAAACACGCAAGATGTAAGGCAAGGCTATATCGTTACTCTAATTATATCGCAGACCGATTATAATGAGGAGGTGCAGCCTGATGATTGAATTAGCTGTCAATGGTTATAGTCGGGATGAAGTGATTAAGCGATTGCACTCCAATAGGATAGTCAAGTTTAGGTACAATTTGCTGAATAGATATGATGTAAAAATAGGTGAACTTGATGTCATTCCTGGAGGTACTGTATCACTCAATAGCCTTGCAGAAATAAAAAGGACCGCAAACTTTGTAATCAAAGATAGAGGAGATATTGACTGGCTGAACGATAGAATTCAGCCTGTCTTTTGCTTAAAGATGTCTGATGGCGGGTGGGCAGAATGGCCATTAGGTGTATTTTTGATGTCCTCGCCTACACTTAGAATAGAAAATGGAGTGAAATATAGAGATGTAGAAGCATACGATCCGAGCTTAATACTGGTTGAGGACAAATTTGATAACCGATATATCATCCCTGCTGGCACAACTTATGATGATGCAATTAAGACAATTTTAAATCAGGCAGGAATATGGAAAATAAATATAATACCACATCTTGGCGAAATCAGAATAGACAAAGAATTTGAAATCGGGTCCACAAAATTATCTGCCATAAATCAATTACTAAGTGAAATCAATTATACATCACTTTGGGTTGACGAAAATGGTTATTTTACAGCTAAACCTTATGTGATTCCGAGTGAGCGGGAAGCAGAATATGCTTACCGAAATGATGATTTAAGTATTATCTTGCCCGGAGCAATGAAGGAAGAAGATTTGTTTTCGGTCCCTAATAAATGGGTCCTGGTTGTCAGCAATCCTGAAACAGAAAGCTTGCGCAGTGTATATGTCAATGACTTATCCACATCAAAAACCAGTACTATAAGCAGAGGGCGTACAATAGTTGATTTTCGCATTATAGATGACGTATATGACCAACAGACACTAGACGACATAGCAAAAAGGCTGGCTTATGAGGCCAGCCAAATTTATGGAAAGTTTATTTTTGAGACAGCTTTAATGCCTCATCATAGCTTTATGGATATTTTGTATATTGAGCATACCGCTTATGATATATCTGCCAAATATACCGAAACATCATGGTCTATGACTTTATCGCATGACGGTCAAATGAGGCATGAGACAAGGAGAGTGATAAGGATATGAGCGATATACCAGGTGCTGAGGAATTGCTTGTGCAGCCTGAACAACAGTCAATATTTCGACTGGGTGTGGTAGAGGAATTATTCGACAATGGCGCAGCAAAAGTCAAATTTGATGGGGAAGAAACTACCAGCGAAAAGCAATATGCTTATTTAAGCTATTACAAACCTACTGTAGGCGATAGGGTATTACTTGCAGCTATTAGCGGTACTTATGTGATATTAGGCAACATATTATACAATCAAAGTCCGCCAGAAACTGACCCACCTAGCGGCGATATTACCGTTGATGACATAACAATTAACGGTAAATTGTCACATATGGGTGGGATGCTTGGATTTTTTGGGGCTACTCCAAAAGTCAGATGGAGTATAAGGTCAAATCAGGGCACTGATACTGCTGTAAATGATTTATTGGCAGCATTGGTAGCATACGGGTTAATTGAAACAAGGTAAAGGAGTGAAACACAATAATGACAAAGGAATTTGATGTAATTTTACGGTTGCCAGGTCAAGCACTCGATACCGACATAACCCTTACACAAAATGACTACAATGTATATCGGTTTAACATTAGGGTATTTGACGGCATGGATGAGATTGATTACTCGCAAATAACCGAAGCTACCATTACTTTTGCGAAAAGAGACAAGACTGTAGTCCAAGGTGATATACAGATCATGTCTGACAAACTGGTATATACGCTGGGGACAAATGAAATTGCCTGTCCTGGAAGGGTATTAGCGTCTGTACAGTTAATGGACAATAATTCGCGCCTTACCACCGCAAGATTTGTTTTTGCAGTTGAATCGGATCTTATAACAGAGGATTCGATAAAAAGCTCAACAGAATATCCCATACTGAAGAAATTAGCAGACTTTACGAATGATGTGGATAAAGCTCTTGACACTTATGAAAAAATGATAAAGACATCGTTTGTGGTGCCAAAACCTCCAGTAGATACCTATGATGACATTGCTACAATATACCCCGAGCCCGAAAATGGCTGGACCACAAGGGCAATAGACACCGGGAGAATGTACAGATATAATGTCGAATTGGAAGAGTGGGAATGGATTGATACTGTAACCACTACAGCTTATGATGCTCTGTTGCAAATGTACGAGAATTTAGCTGCTGAAATAGCTGATGTTAAAGGGTTCATTGGTTATACTGAAAATGATATTGTTGGTGTTGAAGTTGATTTTGAAAATAAAACATTCACAAGGCTTGCAGGTGCAGTTGGAAAGACACCTGGTGCAGATTTTGACAGCATAAATGCCTTTGGTGGGAGAAGAAGGTGTAATCTTGCAGATGACGGAACGGTAAATGCTTATTATGGCGATCCGGAGTACGTTGAAGATGGTTCAAACGGTCAGGTTATGGTAGAACAACCAAAATTCTATTATAAGGTTGTTCCACTGAAAATGGAAAAGAATGATGCAGAAGAAATTGACAGAATTGAATTCACAGCAGGTGCTTCATCAGATGGAAACATTACTATCACATTGAATGGTCAAAACTTCAATGTGGCAGTCCTTGCATCTGATAACACTGCAACAGCGATTGCAACCAAGGTCAGAAATGCAACATTCAATGGTTGGACAACAGGTGGAGGCGGTGCGATTGTAACATTTACAAGAAATAAGAAAGGTGTGTGCGCTGCACCAACATTCAACGGTGGAACAACTGGGGTTACTGCTAATGTTGCAAGAACACAGGTTGGATATATTGGCAAAGGCTTCAAGCTGCGTAAAGCAAGATACTATGTCAGCATGACAAAGAAACCTGGCTTCAAGGTTCACCCTGCTTTTGTTCAAAACGGTGTTGAAAGAGAATTCATTTACCTGTCAGCATATGAAGGTTCACTGTATGATGTTTCAGCTTCTGCTTATATCTTGGATGATGCACAAATTGCTGATTTCACAGTAAATACTGGTGACAAGCTTTCATCCATTGCCAATGCAAAGCCAATTTCAGGACTTACGCAAGACCTGACAAGAAGAAAGTGCGGAATTCTTGCTGAAAATCGTGGAAATGGATGGTATCAGCAATATGCTGCAACCAT